AAGATCACTCCCGCCCGATCCGCCGCAAACGTCCCGCCCTGGAGGATTGTCCGGAGACCCTTTGACGCGTAGGTCTTCAACTCCTGCTCGCTGTGCTCGTCAATCGAATCCGGATCGGTGAAGAGGAATCGCGCGGCGTACTCCTCGGAGACCGGATCCCAGTCCATGTCCCAGGCAACGTTATTGACGACCGAGATGAGGTTGAGATCATTCGTCCTCACATCCCGGACGTTGTTCTCGTCCAACTCTGGGATTCCCGCGAGAGGCACCGGTCGCTCGAAGAACTTGATCGAGAGTCGTCCGTCGCCCTCGATTATCGGATACGCCCCGAGGATCCGGAAGAACTCGTTAAACAGGAACGGCCCCGCCTTCTCCGGCTTCCGGAGCCGGTATTGCGCGCGGATAATGGCGACGTGCTCGGTCTTCTTCTCCTCGAATCGCGCGACGTTGATCAGGCTCGCGTCCACGGCGAGTCCCCAGTGAGCCGGGAGGACGTCGTAGGCTCCGTTCGTGCCGGTACCGGTGGAGGTCATGATCATCAGGAACGCGTCGATCGGGTTGATCCCGGAGTCCTCGCCGGTCGGATAGGTATCCGTGATGATCACCAACTCCTCGACCTTCTTACCGGACGCGTGCGCGACCGCCGCCGTCCCCTTGTGTCCACGGTTGACCCAGAACCCGGTCGCGGTCTTCTGGGACACCCGGCATATCTCCGACTCGACGACGACGTGGATCGCGAACGGGTAGCTCGCGGGATCAGGAAATGCCGCCACGGTCGCCGCCTCACATGGGAGGAAGAGGTCGGTCGGTGAGACCGCTCCGGTCAACTTCGTCGGCGGGAGCGTAAAGAGCCTCTGTTTCGACGGGAGGAACTGCGGGTCCCGGAGGTCCAGAGACCATCCGTTGTGATTCGGCGTTGCCTTGACCGTCGCGATCGTTCCCGTGAACATGGCGAGGAAGTCCGCGGACGCGAGACCCCGGAACCCGATCCGCAGTTCCGCGAGCTTCCCCCTCAATGAGGAATCCCGCAGAATCCGGGTCATGAACCGGTCTCGATCCTGGACGTTGATCGAGATGTTCCCGACCGAACTCGTCCCCTCCTCGGGGTCTATCTTCTGAGAGGTGACTCGGGGAAGTCCGAGAGTCGAGTAGGAATCAACTCCGGCGATCTCGGTCGTCGTCAACTGGAAAAGGACGTCGTGCGTCACCGGGTCCCTGACGACGAGCCAGTAGACCGGATTCTTCAACTCCCTCCCGAGATGAGCGTCGAAACGGGGATTCGAGTCTCTCACGCAATCTCCCTGCACCTCTGACGGAAGGTCGAGGTGATGCTCTTGAGCGCGAGCGGTCCCTCATCCTGGATCGCCGTCAGACGTTCCCAATAGCGGCGACTCCGGAGAGCGTCCCGCTTCAAATAGGGGAACTTCGTCGGTTCCGTCAGTTCGACGAAGGTCCCGCGCGCTTCCCGCGAGAATCCGACGCGCTTGATCTCGACGATCCCATGGAATCCGTCACCGGCACTCGACGCCTCGCTCGCCGCTCCCCCGACGATCCACGGGGTCGGATGCTGCTTCATCTCCACTTGCCATCCGTCGAGCGTGATCCAGACGGACCCGGCGACGAGAGACTGCACGTTGAGCGATAGCACGCTCGCCCCATTCGGCAGGAACGCGGTCACGCTCGCCCGGTTCAACATACCGAGCGTTCCGGTCGGAGTCGGGATCGTGGGACCGTAGTACGCGACGCCGTCCGCGTTGATATACAGACGCCAGGAGCCGGGAGTCGCATTCGCGTACCAGACCGACGCCGTCACGAATCGCTCCCCCTGGATCGTATCGGTCGGGATGCTCGCGCCGATCACGGCATTCGCGGCGAGCGCGTTATACCTCACGAGGTTCGATCCTGCGACGATCACCGGGATCGAGACGGCCTGTCCGGACACGTTGCCGGTGAGGACGTAGTCTGACGGAGAGTCCGACTTGGACTGCGCCTCGGGGAGTAGGTTCCTCGAGGTGTTCCTCCCGAGGAGGTCCTGCATGAGGAAATACCGACCCCCGATCTTGATCCCGCCGATCCCGGACAGAAGGAGGTACCGAGATCCGGCGGGGACGTCCTCCTCGAGCGCCGTGAGGACGCGGTCCTCGCTGTCGAACGCAAATGAGAAGGGATATCCCCGGCGCGCATGGCTCCAGAATGCCTCGATCTCTGCAAGCGTGTCCTCCTCGACCACGTCGGGGACGCCGATCGTGACCGTTTCGTAGGGGAGGACCTGGAAGGTCTCCGGGACTCCGTTCGTCGAGAATCCGCGCCGGAGATCGGATATCTGGCGTGGCTCGAGACGCTCAATGTCATCGATCGCGGGGAAGGTGAATATCTGATCCCGGTATCCGATCTGCGCGACCGCCATCAGGAGACCTCCGACGCGGCGAGAGTGACGCCGCGCGTCCGGACCGCCTCAGTCAGACGATCCGCGAGACGGTCAATGTATTCGTGATCCGAGAGACTGTCCACCATGAGGGTTCCGATCAGCGGTTGAACGCCACCCTCGACGATCCCGCCTTCCTGGAAGAATGGCCCCTGACGTCCGCCCTCCGAGAACGCGCCCCGGAGGAAGTTCGTCACCGGACGCGGGAGCACTAGCTCTCCCGGCTCGAGCAATGCCGGGACCGAGTCCCGACCGGAGACGCCACCCGTCACGAGTCCGCCCTCCTGCATAGTGACCGCCGTCACCGCTCCGCGTGCGGCCGCCGCCGCCGCCAGGATCAGAGGTATCTTCAGGAGCGACGCACCGAACGTGCCGGGAGCCTCGATCGTCGCCTTCCCGATCTCGGTGATCTGCTTCGCGAGTAGTTCGGCGGTGAGGAGGTCTATCGTCTGATTGAGAACCGTTCGGACCATCGATCGCCCGATCTGAGTGATCGCCTGGGACGTCGTCAATTCGCCCTGGATCGCCGCCTGGGTCGTCTGCTGAATCGTGCTCGTGACCGGGGAGATCGTGGATTCCCACGACGCGACCACGCTCGCCGCCGCCTCTTCTGCGGCCATTGCGATTTCTGCGGCGTTGTTTTTGTGATGCTCGGTTCGTATGTCGTCGAGAAGTTTCAGCTGCTCGTCCCGCGCCGCCGCGTCCGCGACCGTCGTCTCGATCCGGGTCTTCTCTGCCTCGATCTCCATGTCCTTTAGTTCCTGCTCGCCCATGATCCGAGCCTGGAACGCCTCGAACTTGAGTAGCTCGCTCTCGGTCGTCTGACCCGCCGCCTCTGCGCGCGCGATTGACATTTGCCGTTCGGTCTCGAGATAGGTGTCGGACGTGGCTTTGAGTTCCTGCCGGAGCTTGTTGATCGCCTCCGTCTGTATGGCCCAGGACTGGGTCGCGTCGTCGCTCGTCTCCGCGTTCGTGTGAATGGCCTCGCTGAATTCGGTAGACGCGATTTTTGCGTTACCCATCGCGTCCACGAACCGCTTCGTTTGCGCGTCAATCGTCCGAACGCTCTCCGCGCCTTCCTCCATGATCCGAGGGATCGCCGCGAGGTCCCCGGTTGTGAGCGCCCACGCCGCGCGCGCCATCGTATAGAGACCGATTGCCGCCTTCGCGACCGCCTCGTATAGGGTGATCGCGACGACTGCCGTGATTTCGAGCGTCGTCCCGATCGCCCGTCCGATCATCTGGAGTGTGTTCCCCTCAGATATGAATTTCCCGAACTCGGACACAAGACCTATGAATCCGGCGATCGCCGGTTGTATCGCCGGGAGCAGATTGTTTCCGAGTGCGAGCGAGACCCCCAGGAACGCGGATCGGAGGTCCTGGATCGTATCCTGGAGGAGGTTCGCATTCGCCGCCGCCTCACCCCCGATCACGACCCCCAGATTCTCCGCGCGCTTTCGGAAATTCTCGACGCCCTCCGCGCCATTCGCTAGGATCGGGACGAGATCGCCACCCGAGCGACCGAATAGAGTCTGAGCGATCGCCGCCCTCTCCGTCTCGCTCGTCATGTTCCTCATACCCTCGGAGACCTCCGCGAGGACCGCCTCGGTCGGTTTCATCCGACCTTCGGCGTCCGTGACGGATACACCGAGCCGCGTGAACACCTCTCCGAGCGATTTCGATCCCTGCGCGGCGACGAGCATATTCCGGTTCATAGTCCGGATACCGGTCTGCACGGCCTCGAGGCTCGAGCCGGTCCTCCCCGCCGCGAACCCGAGCGTGGACATTAGCTCCGTCGAGACGTTGAGCTTGCTCGCCATGTCGCCCATGCGATCCGCGAACTTGGACCCGGCGTTCGCGGCGTTGAGGATCGCCGCCCCCGCCTTCGCCGCTTCCTTCGCGATCTGAATGTACGCGTTGAGCGCGACGACCTTCATTGCGCTCACGCCCTGGGAGACCTTGCGGAGTTGCGCGGTCGCTAGGTCTCGCGCGCGTACTAGGAGTTCGACGACGTTTTCACTCGGCATTGTGGAGCATCACATTCAGCATTTTCACGAGCAAGTCAGCGGACGAGCGAGCGGTCTTCCGGTTGACGAGTCGTCGGAGTTGCTGTTTCCGGTGGTACGCGGCCTTCTTGAAGATCAGGATATTGAGATTCAGTTCCCCCGAATCCAACGCGAGCAACTCACTCGGCGGGACGTGATACCGAGCCGCCATCGCCTCCAGGAGTAGAAGCGACTTCGACCGCAGAAAAGGGACCCGCCGCTTTCGCGGCGGCCTCCGTCAGTCCCGAGAATCGGAGGATCGCCATTGCGACCTCGTCCTGATCCGGGAGGTCATAGATCGAGAGCGCGCCGTCCGGCACGTCCGCCGGTTGCGCGTCGACGACGCGCGGGGAGACGACTCCCTGGACTATGATCATTTTGATCTGTTTGAAGTGAGCCTCGGGATTCGCCTTGACCGACCGCTTCGCGGCTTCGATCGCGCTCTCGCCCTTTTCTGGGGTGACGAGAGGCAGATTACCGAGAGGCACCCAGTCGAGACCGGTGAGCTTCCGGATCTCGATCACGAGTCCGCAGTTCAAATGTACCTTCTGACGAGTGAGCGCGCGAAACGCGTCCGCCTTAGAGACCTCGCCGTTCGTCTCCGCGCCACTCACAGCGGCGTCTCGATTGAGTTCGTGACCGCGAGCGTCGCCGCCGGGACCGAGAGATCGTCCGCCGCGTAGCACTCGAAGGGGAACTCCTCGGGGATCACCGCCGCGCCACCGACGACCGGAGTCGAGCCGGTATAGACGCACTTCGGGAGGGTCAACTCGATCTCGTAGTTCCCGGCACCGAGCGCCGGTCCCGTCAGCTTGAGGACGAGCGCGAACTCGGTCGAGTTCTTGAACTTGAGATACTCCGCGATCGCCTCGAAATCCGCCATGAAACTTCCCTCGAATGCGCCCATCTCATTCCGAACCGGCTCCTTCCGGAGACGTGTCCCATTCCGGAACCGCGCGTCCGCGAGGTTATTAGTCAGGTTCCAGTTAAACTCCGCGACGTCGAACGGCGTCGCGTCTATCGTCATGACCGCATGGTAGTACGCCGCGAGTTTCTCCGCGAGGTGCGCGTCCGCCGTGGGAGACGCTTCCGGATCCTCATCCTGCGCGAGCACCGAATAGGTCGCCTGGAGGAGTTGATCAGGGACGAGATTCAGCGCGAACGCGTTGACTTTGACTCCGGTGTAGAGGAAGGTCGCGATGTCCCGTCCGATCTCGAGAGAGAGGGACGGGAGCAACTTCGTCGGGGTAAAGGTGTGCTTCCACCGCGTGCTCGCCTCGAGTTCGGCGGTCGCGATCTGTCCGAATGCCGCCTCGAGGAACCGCTCGTGACCCTCGAAAAACAGTTCCGCGACGAGATCGCCTGAAGGCTTGCGCGTCGCGGGAAAATGCGCGCGCGGCTGGAACCCCCGGAGCGATCCCTTCTTGTTGGGAGGAGAGTCCTCCGCGAGAGACTCACTGATCAACTCGATTGACCGCGTCCGCGCGATCGCCTGACCGTAGGTCGCTTCTTTCGCCCCCATACACCGCAGTTCAAAACCGTGCCCGACTGGACTCATAGGTTCCTCCTCACCTCCATTCTATTCGAGAGTTATCATACCTGACAATCACGCGACCTCGCGGTGGTGGCGGTACCAGACCGTCACCTCGATATCTATCCCGGCCATCTCTGGAGCGACGCCCTGGGTCCTCCGGATCATCGGCCCCACGAGCGTATTCTCCGCATATCCGCCCCGCGTGAGGTCCTGATTGAGAGCGATCTTCACGTCGTGGACTAGCTTCTCGAGTTCCTGACCCGAGTTCTCTCCCGCGTCCGCCCGTATGTATCCGGTCACGATGAGGGACAACTCGTTTCGGGTCTTCTGCCACGTCCGATGAGCGAGCGCCTCTTCCGGAGGGGATATGTAGAGCGCGGGGAATTTCGTCGTTCCGACCTCGGTCGGATGCTTGACGTCCCGCGAGACGGTCGGATACGGCTGAATGAACTTGCTCCCTGCGGCGATCGCCTGGAGAGTCGTCTTCACATTCTCGAGGATATTCTCCCGGATCGTCGGCCACGTCGCGGGAGCCACTACCGACTCACCGCCCGATCGACTTCGCGATTGATCAGGTTCATGAGTTGCTGACGTACTTGTTCGAATGAGGTCTGGAGCCACCGGACGGCGACGTTCCGCGGACCTCCGAACTCATGCGTCGCGCCGTAGATCACGGGAGTTCCCACGATCACCTCGCTCGCGAATCCGGCTTTCGACACGGTACTCAGGATAGACCCCCGGAGGTGTCCGGTCTTCACGTCGAGGATCCGGCCTGAGAGGTTGTCTTGCGCCTTTGCCTTGACCGCCATCCCCGCCAACTCGAGACCGCGCTCGAGGCCCCTTCCCGCCGTGCGCGGCATTGCGGAGAGCTTCGCCGCCAGCTTGTCCGCTCCGATTACCTCGCCGCTGAACTTGATTCCGACTGCCATCAGATCATCCGGA